ATCTGGATTTCCGTCAATCACGATTACTTCATAAGCATCATCCTGCTTATAAACAAAGTCATTAGCATGTCTATTATCAATTCTTGCACGAGAATAGACAATCGCTGGATAGATCATTCTAATAGACTCCGGTGGTTGAAAATACACATTTCTACTTCCGAGTATAGTTTCTAACTCGGTCTGCAATTTAAGCCTGCTTGCCATTGTACTCACCACCTAGAGACAGTATTAACCTTGGGTACTGAACGTCAACATTGGTAATCTTCCATCTAGTACCCATAAATACTGCATATCGCATTTGATGGAAGGTATTAATGGCGAATGGGTCGGCAACTATACTGATCTCATTCGCAACATTAATATTGTCGTTAACTTGATCGGTAGTTTGTAGACGTCGAGTATCACGAATCAAGTCACCATAGTAATTACGCTCAGTAATTTGTTCTTCCCAAACACCTGGGCTGGTCTCTACTGTTTCTGAATATCCGATTACTCCATACCATTTCGCCATTTTGAATTAAACCTCGTAAAATTAACCGGCCGCAGCAGCCAGCGCAACGGTAGCAGCGGTTCCAGTAGTTGTCCCGGCCTTAGCATAAACTACAGTGCCGATATTTTCGGATTCAGTATAGCTAATGGTAACAAAGTAGTCGGTGCCTACGCATACTAACGCACGCTTCAGAAACGCATTCTTCAGATCGCTGGTTTTAAACTGAGTTTTACACGCAGAGTCAATGTAAGCCTTATTATCGGCAGTAGATTTGGCATAAATAACCAACGCGGCAACGTTCTTGTCTTTAGCCTGATCAAAAATCTTATCAACACTAGTAGGTGCCTTATAATCCGTAATCATAATTTTATTATCTCCTTATTTGCAAGCATCAAGTACGTTTTTAGTAAACAAGACTAACCAATATAGTACAACATCAAGTATCTGCTATATTTCTATCTAAAATATCAACCGGCAGCCTCGTTCAATTCCAGAGCGATAGCAGAGAAAGGCTTAATCAAAGCGCCAGAGCAACGAGTTTCGATAAGGTACTTCTGCTGATTGTAATCGATGTCGAAATCATCGAACATATTCACAGCGCCACCCTTATCAGCACCGACGTTATAGTCTGCCAGATTAACAATGACGCCCATCAGAGCGCCGCCCTTAGCTCCGGTCACACCTTCCATGACAGGAACCGTTACGATTTCCTTAACACGCAGGACATTGCGTAGCTTCTCCAGAGTATCATAAATCATGCGACCGGTGTTATCTTCCAGCAGCAGACACGCAGTAACCACATCTTCGGTGGTATACAGAGTAGGATCGCCAGAGCCCTTATAGTTCTTGCGAGCCTTAATGGCAGCACGGATAAACGCCTTAGCCTTATCATCATCAGTAGAATCTTTAGCAACATTAACCTGAGTCTTAATAGTATACAGGTCAGAATCACTGATAATGGGACGAATATTCTGTTCATTGATCTTGTCGTCGCTAGAGGACAGACGACCGTCACCAACCAGAATAGCACGAGCGATTTCCTCATCCAGCATCATCCGCATTTCGGTCTTCAGCCAAGCCACCACATCAAAGTCAGTAATGTCAATCGTGTCATCGCGATCCAGCTTCTGCTTCTTATAAATAGTAGTAGGAGTTGTAGTACGCTTGAGCAGGGAGAATACTTCATCCTTCTTCAGGTCGCCCTTGATATAACCCTTCGCACGAGCATCATCTTCATTGAGGTTCGCAAATACGGACTTAATGCGAGAGAAAGGAGTGTGGTGAACACCATTCATAACCTTGGTGACCCAGCCCATTTCACGCTTAACGAACTCCGGGGGATTATTCAAAGATTTAGCTTCTGGGAACAAATAATCAATCTGATCGATACCATATTCAGCAGCATGGGCAAGGAAGCTCTCCTTCAGACTGCCATAACGCTTACCATCGGAGATGATGGTCTCCATGGCGTCATGGCTCAGAGTGTTTTCCATGGTCTCATCCTGATCAAATACATTATGCTTCATATCTTCGTCGTCTCCTTTATTTTCTTCGGAATCGTCATCGCCTTCTTCCATAGCTTGGCCGATGATGTAATATACTACATTCTTTTGCTCTTCGGTAAGAGTATTGAATACTTCAGCAATGGTCTTTTCATCTTTGTTCTTGCTTTCGGGCTTCATGTTTTCTTCAGACATACTCTTTTTCTCCTCCTGTTCAGCATGATAAAGTTCAATGTTCTCACCAGAGTAAATAATTGCTTCTTCGTCAGATTCTTCACCATGCTGCATGATAGAATCTATATAAGCACCAGGATTAGCCCCGGCAAGAACCAGACTAACTTCACGAATAACTCCATGCATTACGTTAGACATGTTCTGTTTAAGTTGATTTGCCCAAATGGACAAGCCATTCACGTCGCCATGCTCGATAAGAAGCCGAGCAGTTCGACCAGATTCACTGTCGTTTAATTTGCAATAGGCATAAACGCCTTCGTTACGATTCTCGAGTACAGCATGACCGAGTACGTCTTCAGGAGCATTATGCTGATGGTTCCATACCAATGGCACGGTGGTACCATCCTGTTCTTTAAAGGCGTCTTTCATAATTACTCGACCATCGGAGCACTTGAGATTAGCTTTGGTTGCCCATCCACTAAAGTCAAACTTCTCCATTTTGATTTTCTCCTTCATAGTAAGGATCTTCTTGCTCGTTTTGCATACCATCTTCCGGTTGACTAATATTGCTATTAATCAACTGATCAGCCTTAGGATCATTAGAAGGCTGCATTCCGACAATCTGTCTAATTTCGTTTGATGTAAGAATCTCATTACGAGTAAACTTATCGGCGATTTCAGCAATGCTATTAATCGGAACAAGTTTGAATGGATCTCTGAAATATAGAATAGACTGTCCTTGAGAACGAGCAGTTTTAGTAAGGAATTTTCTTTTAAGTTCGTCAACTATTGCCGAAATAATGGGTTCAATTGTACGATTGTAGTAATTCAGCATAGTCTTTTCATCGGCAGTACCATCAAGTATAGATTGAGTTATTCCCAGTTGACTAAAAACCAGATTCGTAAGATACTCTACCTGCTTTAAAAGATTGTTCTCAAGAGAACGATTTAACTGGGTAACTCGTTCAGTTCCATCTATATAGGCGATGCCGTATTTCGAACCCGCTAATTGCATTTCGATGTCTTTTCTCCGATTTTCAGCTTGCGTACGTCTAGCTTCAGTCTTAATGACATAAGGAAGCTGAATAATCAAGTCTAGCTTTCCGGATGCCGTTTGCTCATCTGTCACATCCAGCAAGCTAAGCTTTCTTATAAGACGCTGCATAGTAGAATTCGGTTCATTAATCACAGCATAAAGCGGGTTTTCAACAATACTTACGATCTTTTTTGATAGTACGATGTCTTTCTTGTTTCCGGTTCGATCATCATATAGTCGAACTTTAACATGTCTAGGATACCATTCAATAACTTTACCGGTTCTCATGGAATAAATATCATAAGAATCTGTAAGATTAGGATCCTTGTCAGTTTCGACAGGCACAATTGCTACACAACCCTCGTCAAGCATCGACATCACGATGTCTTGTATGAAGGCTCTACCTGACTGATCGACGTTGGCCTCAAGATTCAAACAAGTATTAAGACCAGATTTTATTACTTCTAGAAATCTCGCATTATCATCGAGCCGACAATGTTTAATACCAATTCCGGCAACGTCTAAAGCAATACGGTTGTAAACGGAAGTAACAATCGAACGCTCATTGCCTCTGGTTAATCGAGGACGATCCGGACGAGTATAATAACTTGAACCGATATCTCGATAATCATTCGTGGGATCCCGATTTCGGAAGGCATTCCAGCCTCGCTTTACTGCATCAAACAAACCCATTTTGAATTTCCTCCTCGATACGGTTTATTACATACCATGGCCATAATAAGCTCTAAGCCTAGAATTCTCTCGCATAGTCTTACCGGCCATGAAAGCGTTGACTGCCGTTCCGCCTATAGCAACAGTATTAGAAACCATATTAGCAACTTTCCGGTTACCTGTCGCTCGCAACGCAGTATTAAGCAATAGGCTGCCAGCCACAATAGCCGACTGAGCACGAGCGTTTTTGATAAGGTTCCCAGTAATGGTTTTGCCATCAGCGTATAAAGCTTTTCCTTGATCGGCTTTGTAATCTTTCTTTAGACTTTTATAATCGCGATTTGCTTGATGCTTGGCAGCTCTCATATCAGCCTTGGCTAATCTAGCCCCATGCTTATCGCCGCTCTTTTTCGAGCTGTCTAGTCTTTGTTTTGCGGAATCATAGTCTTCAAAAGATTTATTAATCTTTTTGATACCTCTCCTGGTATAACTTCCGCCTTTTGATTCGAATCTTCGTACTCCCCACTTCATGCCTTTTATACCATGATGGTAGAGTTCATCTATATAATTG